ATCACCTCGGGTGTCTGCCTCATCGATGAGTGTCAGACGCTCTCAGCAGAGGTGGCTCATAAGGCGATGGGTCGATTGAGAGCGGGGCCGAGCCCCATCATGATCCTTGTGGGTCTGCCGGTGTCCGGCGCTTGGTGGTGTCAGCTAGCAGAGGAGGCGAGCTGTCAACCTCTCCTGTTTACCTCATACGTGAACGCAGCCAACCTCTCCTCGGAATGGTTCGAGGCCACTAAGCTTCTGCCTCAGGCTGAGCGTGAGGCTATGGTGATGAACAAGCCAAGGCCACCCTCAGGGCTCATCTATTCTGAGTTCGATGAGTCGCGCCACGTTATCAGCGGTTGGAAGTATAAGCCGACCATGAGTGGGCGTATCGCCATTGACTGGGGATTCAGGAAACCATCGGTGTTGATTATCGTGCATGATGATGAACTTGGCGCCGATGTGATCTGCGCTGAGATCAACCCACAAGAGGTGACCACCTCTCAACTAGCCACCCTCATCTTAGCTGTGGCGTGGCCGCGCTCGTTGAGGAGCTCCGCACCAGCTGAGAGGATATGGCTAGATAATGGGGTAGCTGACAAGGCGGGGCGAGCGCGAAATGATCAGACGGGGCGCTCAGCCTTCCGAGCAATGAGAGGGAATCCACCTCATGGGCTCGGCTTACCTCTGAGGTCGAACACTGACCCCATCAGGACAGATATCTTAAATGGGATTCAGCGATTGAAGAGGGCCTTTGCTCGAGGTCAATATCTGATCACTCGTGAAGTGTGGGATGCAGGCGAGCGCGCTCTTGGGAACTCAATCAGGAAGGCGATCATGAGCTATGGATGGGACAACAAAGAGCAGCCAAAGAAGGATGGGAGAGAGGACCCTCTTGACGCCTTGAGATATGACTGCATAACGTGGAACTGGTCTGACTCGCTAGTCGATCAGCGCAATTATCAACCACGAGCGACAGCCCCCAAGGACCGCCGAGTCAAGGTAGGCGGCGCTAAGACAAGAGGCTTCTAATGAAGATTTATGCAGATGATATCGGTGAGGTTCGGTACGTATCACACATGGGTCACGACTCAACGCCAGCTCACTCGGCGCGGGTGAGCTTCTATGATGCGACCACTAGCAGCCGCCTACATGTGACAGCTCGTGATGTGTCGCTGATTAAATACCTCGCAAGGCATGGCCACACCTCACCCTTTGAGCACTGCAACGCTACCCTCAAAATCACCTGTCCTCTGTTCGTTAGATCTCAGATTATGCGCCATAGAACCTTCTCTTATAATGAGGTGTCGAGGCGTTACACATCTGAGAGGTTGCAGTTTTGGGTGCCCTCAGCGCTCAGAGGTCAGCACGAGAAAAGTCTACAGTGTTCATCTGAAGAGGTCGTTGAGGAATCCGAGCACTGGCTTGAGTGTTGGCGCAAGCACAGCGAGAACTGCCAGATGTTCTATGAGCTGATGATTGCTTCTGGTGTCGCTCGAGAGCAAGCGCGCGCCATCCTGCCTCAGTCGCTCTACACCCACTTCTGGATGAGCGGAAACCTTAACAACTGGGCTCGATTCCTGAGGCTACGCTTAGACCCTCACAGTCAACCTGAGACGAGAGCTGTGGCTGTGGCAGCTCGTGATATACTCATGAAGCATTTCCCTGTTTCGTTGGGCGCTCTGCTCGGTGACTTTGAGGAGGTAGACCATTGATGTATGATGACGAAGACGAAACAATCTGCGGCAGTTGTGGACTGGTTCAATGTATTTGTGACATCGAATATGAACATGACTGTGAGAGCGAAGACTGCGACTGTGGCGTTGATTGTTCATGTTGCATCAATGAACGATGTAACTGTCAGTGTGGAGAGTGAGCCATGAAGATCAGAGAGAGGAGGCTTGCCATAGTCCTCCTCGATCTCATCGGCTCAACTCAGTTCGTGCAGAAGGTGGGCGCTGTCAAGGCGGCGCGGTGGCTTCAGTATCATGATCGCCTCACTCGCTCTCTCATGTATCGCTTCTCAGGCAGAGAGATAGATAGGTCTGATGGATTTCTGCTGAGCTTCGAGGAACCTATCAACGCGGTAAACTTTGCGCTTCATTATCAGCTCTCCATACCACCACGAACCCGCCTCAATACTCGCGTGGGTGTGCATGTCGGCTGTATCGCTGAGGTAACACAGCATGAGCTTGATGTGATGGTGGGTGCTAAGCCTGTGGAACTGGAAGGCATCGCCAAGAATATCGCGGCGCGCACTATGAGCGTTTGTGGCCCTGGTCAGGTGCTACTCACAGAGGAGGCGTTCAAGGAGATTCGAGGCCATACAAACAGCATGACACCCAAGGGGACAAGATATGTCATGGTTGGCCTCTATCGATTCAAGGGTGTTAAAGAGCCTCAGGTCCTCTATGCTGTCGGCTCACGCATCGAAGCCCTCCAACCACCTCCGAGCAGTGAGAAGGCCAAGAGACTTGGAGGGCCTAAGCGGGTGAGGTCGCGCGCTCGAGATCGCAAGGTGAAAGAGTGGTTGAGCTGGGCGCTGCCTAGATGGGCCTTCATCAATATCATTTACATCGTCTGCCTGATGTGGCCTTGGTTGACTCACCAGCTCCCCATCATCTTAGAGATAGTGAGGTTCATCTATGGAGAAGAGTAAAAGTGAGAGAGAGGTGACGAGCGAGATTAAAGCGCGGCGCGGGTGGTGGTTCAGCGTCTTCTTCATGATGCTCGTCGTCTTCCTGATCCTCTTCTTGACCTATGTTGAGATTGTCGAAAAAAACCGTGATGTGTTGGTGGGGATCTTGGGGATGATAACGGGGTCAATCTCCTCAATGATGGCTATCGCCTCAGGTCGCGACCCATCAGAGGTGGAAGAACTAAAAGATAAATTATCTTCAGCCAACGCTGATAGAGAAGCGCTCATCGCTCGCCTCAGAGATGCGCAGATTCAGATGCAACTATTAAGAGAGCAGATACATGAGCTGCAGACGGCAGTGATCGATAAGCTCTCTATCTTCGCCGGTGATCACCCCATCAAAACCAAAGATGAAAACTCGGTCATCCTTCATCCATCGGTGGAAGAGTGGCTCCCTCACAGTGGGCTAGACAAACAAAAGTAAAGCGTTTATTATTGGGTCGAGTATTGATGCGCTCCATTTGGAGAAAGTGAGGAAACCACCCCAAGAGGAGCATCTATGCACGATCACACTGAAGAGCGTGAGACTCGACATTTTAGAGCGCTCTCACCTCGGTTTAGAACGCGAGGCATCACTGGTACTCAGATCAGTGGTGGGGTGATCACGGGCAAGGAACAGAACGCTCAACTCACCGGCCTCAACTGGGTGCAAGAGGCTGAGGAGATGTTGAGAACTGACCCCATTGTCAGGCGCTCATGGCATATGCTCAGGCAGACTCTTCTCTCTGCCGCTTGGCGATTCGAGCCAGGGATTAAAGATGATCCTATCGCTGAGGAGCTCGCCCGATTCGCTAATGAGGCTTGGGGCTTCGATGGATACTCAGGTCAGATGTCGATCAGTTGGGAAGATCAACTTGCTTATCTCTTTGAGTTCGTTCCTTTGGGTTATCGATACGCTGAAGAGATCTACAAGGTAGGCCCTGACTCAAAAGGTGAGGTCAAGGTCTGGCTATCTCATTACGCCGACCGCGAGCCAAGCGCTCATCAGAAGTGGCTGAGTCGAGACGCTCAGCAGCTCGACGGGGTGATTCAGAACACAGTAGGCATCACCTACACTCCTGAGCCCATCCCTGCCAACAAGCTACTCTTGCTCACCCTCAACAAGACCGGTTCAAACTTTGAGGGCGTCGGGATGCTTCGTCCTGTTTGGTGGTGGTGGCGTACGAAACAGAGGGTGGCTAACCTCATGTGCGTTGGCCTCGATAGATGGGCCGTTCCATCTCCAAAGGTTGTGGTGGATCGCTCTCAGGCTGAAGCGCTCGGTTTATCTGATGGTGACATTGACGCGATGATTGATGATGCAGAAGCTCAAGCAAGAGCTTTCATCTCAGCAGAGCAGAGCTATCTAGTAGAGAACGCCGCTGTTAAGTTCGACACCTACGCAGCCACTCCGAATCTCTACGCTGATGGTCCCATCAATATCATCACTAAGTGTGATAGCCAAATAGCAGCCGCCTTCCTCACTCAGTTTGCCGACCTCGGGAACACCGAGACAGGAGCGCGCTCAGTTGGTGAGATTCATCTCTCTGTCTTCAGACGAGCTGCAATCAACCTTTGCGATCTAGTCGCTTCAGCTGTAAGTGGAGTGGATCGCCGAGGCGCTGGCACTATAGGCCGCCTCATTAGATGGAACTATGGCGCGGTTGATCCTTCTAAGCTACCTCGCCTCACCCACACCGGCCTCGATACTGATGACTTGGCTGAGTCACTCGGCATGTTGCCAGGTCTAGTCCAAGCAGGGTTACTCACTCCTGATGATGAGCTCGAGCGAGCAATCAGGGAACGACTCGGCGCGGGTGTATTACCTGATGAAGCTGAGCGCTCACCCATCTCAAGAGTCTCAGCTGTGGGTGGTGGTGGCTCAGTCTCAGCGCTCGCTGAGCAGCTCATCAGGAGGCGCCGAGATGGTTAAGCGGATTAAAGTTAAATATAGCATCCCTGATAAATACTCTCACATAGATTTCACCCCACCACGAGGCGCACAGAAGGCGGCCAAGCGAGCGCTAGAGGTGCGAGCTAACAAGCCATCCTCTCAGCGTGGGATGACTCCAGTTGGAATCGCGCGCGCTCGTGACCTTAGCGCGGGTAAGCAGTTATCACCCGACACCGTCAAGCGTATGCTCAGCTACTTCACTCGTCATGAGGTCGATAAACAAGGTTCCACGTGGAACACTCAGGGCAAGGGCTGGCAAGCGTGGCAAGGTTGGGGAGGTGATGCCGGTTACGCTTGGGCTCGAAAGGTAGTTAAACAGATGGACGCAGCAGACAAGAAGACACAAGCGCTGAGAGCTTATGGTGAAGCCATCCAACTCTCAGAGGCGCCATCGTATAACGTCCCCGATGGGCTCACCATCGGTCGACCATTCAAGACTCTCTCACTAGGCCAAGTCTCCTCTCGGATGAGCGGTGAGGCTATCGGCAAAGAGATTGATTTAGAGATGCTCGGCGAGATGCTGAGAGTCTATCAAGAGCGCAAGGATTCAGATCCAGTCATCATCGACTGGCAGCATGCCACCTCACCTTTTAACGGTGGCCCTCCTGCTCCACCTGAGAGCGGGAACGCGCTTGGCTTAATCGTTGATTTAGAACTCAGAGAGGATGGTCTTTACGCTGTCCCTGCCTACAACGAGCGCGGCTTGAACGTGGTCAAGGAGGCGGGCGGCGTCTTGTGGTCTTCTCCTGAGTTCATCACCGGCGATGTATTTGACCGTAGTGGAGGAGAGAAGGTCGGATCGGCTCAACTCCTCGCTATCACCCTCACCCCTCGGCCTGCACAGTCTCACGACAAGATCAGCCGAGTAACCCTATCAGAAAGGCCAAACATGGATATTGAGTCTATGTCACCTGATGAGCTCAAGGCTGCTCTTGTCGCGAAAGACGAGATGGTCAAGGAGCTCGAAGAGATGATCAAGGAAATGAAGGCTGACGCTGAAGCCAACATGCAGACCGAATCAGAAGAAGAGGTTGAGTTGGCAGAAGAGAAGCCCAAAGAAGATGAGGCCGAGAAGATGGCCGAGTCTGAAGAGAAGAAGGAATACAACAAGATGAGTGAGTCACTCACCGCTGATGTAAGCCTCCTCTCAGAGCTTCAGCTTCTCCGAGAGAGCGTAGCAGAGCTCACCGCTGAGCGTGACGCTATCAAACGTGATCAGGCTGTTAGCGCTCTACTCTCAGAGGGCAA